AAGAGGGAAACTCCTGAAGGTCGTGGCTGCAATGAGTTGGGGCCGCGAAGCGGACCCCAACAAGCCGATGCCGGATTGCACCCGATGTCGAAAGCCGGGGATGGAAATGACTCGGGAGCGGTGGGGGTGTGATGCCCCTGCCAAATATCCTGTGTTCACCATCTCATGCTCAAAGTGCAGCGGCAATGACCCAAAATGTGAGTGCGGAGGAACGGACAGGGCTCCGGTGTTTCGGTGTCCCACAGCGACTCTCTCGTCTGCTCACCCTGAGGTCATGCTTGGGGTAAAGCAGTTTATGAGGGCGTATGCGTTTTTAGAGTCTCGACAGATCTTGCCAGCGGCTGGAGGTCTTAATGACCAGTCGCTGAGTTTTGTTCAGGCTTGTGAGATCGTGGACGCCGAGAGAGGGTTGTTTGACAAGATTCGTCAAGAAACCGCAGAACGCGAGCGCAAAGTTCGCGAGAAGAAAGCCCAGATGGGCAGGGGTCGATAGAGAATGGCTGGAGCATCCACTCACGCACTAAAGATCGTCTTGCGAATGCAAGCGATGATGGATGGTCCGGCCAAAAAAGCCGCGGCAGCACTTCGGAACATTGGAACCGTTGGGGCGGCGGCGTTTAAGAAAGCTGGAGCTGCTGCAAAGCGTCTAGCTAAGTCGGTCGGCAGCACTCTTTTGGGTGCTGTAAAACGAGTCGCTGGTTCTTTTCTGACTTTGGCCGCGGGGGTAGCCGCTCTCACTCGAGGGACCGCTGACGCAATCAAGTTCTCAAAGGCGATGTCTGAGGTCGGAACGATCTCAGGCCAAGTCCGCGCGGACATGGAGGGCTTTACTGATCAGATTTTAGATATGTCGACTGCTTTCGGCCTCGCAGAGGTCGACACGGCAAAGGCTCTCTATCAGACGATCTCGTCAGGCATCTTGGACGCGAACGATGCTGTCGAGGTCTTGGATGGAGCAGTCCGACTTTCCGTAGGGGGTCTCGCAGAGCTCTCAGAGACGGTTGATGTCCTGACCTCGATCATCAACGCATACGGGATGAGCTCCAGAGATGTCACTGAGATCAACGACATCCTGTTCACCACGGTGCGTCGAGGCAAAACGACCATCCCGCTGCTGGCGAACTCGCTCGGAAACATCATTCCGATCGCCGCTCAGACGGGTGTGAGTCTACAAGAAGTCTCGGCATCGGTCGGCGCCTTGACCCTCGCTGGTATCGATACTCGGACAGCGGGTATCTATGTCAGGCAGATGCTGAACTCGATGATCAAGCCTTCTCAGGCCGCGAATGATCTGGTGAAGCAACTCAACATTGGTCTTGAGGATCAAAAGTTTGCCTTCAACGCAGTTGCGCTTGAGCAGAGGGGCTTCCGCGGGATGCTTGAGGATGTGATGAAGGCTACAGAGGGCAATGTCACCCAACTCGGTGTCCTGTTCGACAATGTTCGAGCCCTGACAGGTGCTACTGCTCTGACCGGAGCTCAGTTCAAAGACTTCATTTCTATCTTAGATGACTTTGAGAACTCTTCTGGAGCTGCTCAGGAAGCCTTTGAGGTGATGATGCTCGATCCTGGGCGCAAGATGGAGACGATTTTGAACGCTCTCCGTCAGGGGTTCATGGGGCTCGGTCAGGCGATGTTGACTGGTATCACTGGGCCGATCAAGTCGTTTGAGGATTTGGAGAACGCTGCCAAGGGCATTCGAGATGGCATCTCTCAGATGGGGCCGGTGATGGTCAGTATGTTTGGGCAACTGATCACCGTTATGAGTCTAGTTGGTCGAGGAGTAGCAGAATTCAGCGAGTTGATGGCAGCATTGCCCGGTGTGACCGACAACGCGGCAGCAAGGATGAAGTTGTCTGCTGAAAAAACGCGCAACTTTTCGAGAGTGATGGAAGAGGTCGGGATGTCAATGGCTACAGGAGGCAAAGACTTCAGTGACGCTTTTGACGCTATTAACAGCAGCATCTTGAACAACCGGCGAGAGCTCCATAACAGTACGATTGAAAACCTTAATGACCTAGATGATCTCCGCGAGAGAGCGGCACTTGTTGAGCAGCAGTTAATGTGGGCTCCTCCGACAAAACTTACTGCGGAAGACACTAGCAGTTACGACATTAACCGTATTGTGGCTGGATCTCGGGAAGCCCTTGCGAAGGAATTGCTTGAGATTCAGGGGCAGATCGATACTGCTAGGATCAATATCGAGCAGTCAAGGATCCTTTATGGCAGAGAGATCGGGACTGCCTTTGAGGAGCAGGTGCGGTTTGCATTTGTTGACAGCGACTTGACGGAGATGCTTGACATCCTGTGGAAAACTCCGCAGGAGTTAAAATTAAGATTGGGCCTAGATGTCAATGAAGGGGGTCTGGATGACTTCTTTGCAAACCTTAGAGAGCGGTTTTTAGCGGGTGTCCCCAAGGAAGAGTTGAGCGTCATTGCCAGCGAGCAAATCGGTGCTTTTGTAGATAGCTTGAATGAAGCCCTTGCAGCAAGACCAGATTTGGCTCCTGAACTCCGAGAGGCAATGCAAGAAAGGATTAACGAGGTGTTTGCTTTTCTTGGAGGGGAAGCTGCCGCGGTCTTTGCTCAGTCCTTCGGTGAGTCCGATGACATCGTGAAGCCGGACAACGCAATGCAGAAGCTCTATGATCAGATACTAGACACTGATACTGCAATGGCAAATGCTGCTGCGACCAGCGTCACAAGCTTCGCCTCCGGCATGGCGAATGCCTTCGTCGCGGTTATGGATGGCTCCAAGTCCGCTAAGGAAGCCTTTGCAGATTTCGGCAGATCCTTCTTAGCGCAGATCGCTCAGATGATCATTCAGGCTTACATCCTGCAGGGCCTCGTCAGGATGATCCCCGGACTCGGCAAGTTCTTAGGGGTGTCCGTAGTCGGACAGGCCGATGGGGGCGTAAACGAAGGTGGTTTAGGTCAGCTCTACCCGTTGGCTACGGGGGGAGTAGTTCAGGGAGGCTTAACTCGCGTCCACCCTTACGCGAATGGCGGCCCGATCGTCAAAGGCCCTCATGTTGCTCTCATCGGAGAGGGCAAGATGAACGAGGCAGTCGTTCCCCTGCCAGACGGCAAGTCAATTCCCGTGCAGATGCAGGGGGGGCAGTCCGCGAATGTCAGCGTAAACATTCAGGCTGTTGACGCCGCTGGCGTCGAAGAGCTCCTCTTTAGGAGGCGAGACACCCTGAAGGACATCATCGCAGAAGCCATGATGTCTGATAGAGGCTTCAGAGGGACTATGGGGGGCGCGACAGGATGACCGAGCAGATCCTAGTCGCCTCGCCGCAGATAGCGTCCACCCAGTGGTGTGCGTCCGCGGATGCGCCTAGCTTGGAGATGGCTTATCTGCCTCTCAACTCGCTCGCGGTCACCAGCGTGGATTACACAAACACGCACACATTCATCACCGCGGCCACTCTTCACTCAGGATACATGGCGACTCGAGGAGTCGCTGCAGTGACCGGAGCCAACACCAGCAACGATGTTGTCGACGGCACTGAGGCTCCGGGTCTTCGATCAATCGTCGCAGAGAATGATCTTGCCGCGAATACAACCAACACAGAGGTGAGAGCTGGATTCTCAATCTTTGCCGTTGAGGGCACAGCGACTTCTGCTGCCAAGACTACGACCAAGTATGCCACAGGCTCTCAGGACGCCCTGAGAACCCCTGAAACGGCAGATGGCGTCTGGAATGGCTCTGGGCTCATTGCGAGGCTCGGTGGAGGCTCGACGGCAATCAGTGCGTCTGACCAGGCAGAGAACGCCTCCTACTATCACGCGATCCTCTATCGGGGCGACCAAACGGTGACGGACGATGAGTCGACAACGGTGCCGGCCCTGATTGCTGATGTGTGGAGATGCACCGGGGCCTCCCCCAACCCCGTGCTCGTTGCCCGTCACCACCTGTCTGAGGCTCACAAGCACTTGCGCCTCTCGAACTTTCACCTGTCGCTGAAGACCCGCAATAACGCATCAGGTCATGTTGAGCTTACTTTCAAGGCTGGACCCTTCTTCTTGAACGGAGAATGGCAGAGCGAGGTCACCTTCTTTGACACCTCCACTTTAGGGGGTCGCACCACAGCGGGTACGGATGCCGCGATCAGTTCAGGCGTGATTACAGACTCGGCGTCAGCAAAGCTCGCCACTGCCGGTGGATATGGCTTTACGCTGGGCCGCGACCGTATTGCCAAGTTTACAGATGACACAACTGGGCGAGTCGGAGCTGCTCATGTCTGTGACGGGATCAGCTTCCTTGAGGTGATCCAGCATACAGATGCAGTAGATGATAGTTCTGCATCAACACCTTCGTCGCCTGGTGGGGGTGAAGGGGTCGCCTCCAGCGAGGTCAAGTTCAGGGACGAATTCAAACGGGTCGCGTCTGATGGCGGGATCAAGTCGGTCTCGGATGGGTTTGGCACTTCGGGCGTGAGCCTCATGTCTATGTGGATTCGAGGTAAGGAGTCCATCTCAACCGGGACCGGCGTCTCTACCGGGATTGATGACCACATCACAAATCATGTCAGCGGTGTTCAGGAGTACGCCGCATTCGATGTGAACATGAATACTGAGCACAGGGACTTCGTGTACCTGAGGCCCACAGATTCTCAAACGACTCACAACCGAAAAGTTGAGCTCAACCTCGGAAGCGCACCCAGCTTCACAAACTCAACATCTATTCAGTACGGTGTGATGGTACGGGGATCTGTGGGCAAGTACGGGCAGATGCTCAAGAGCGCAGCAGCGTGGGTCCGAATCAACATCGATGGCAGCGGCACAAAGACCGAGTTCATCGAGGCGGGATGGGTCTACCACAACAGCGCGACCGGGGCCGCGACCTTCTCTAAGAGGGCATCAAAAGATGTGACCTCCACCTTTGACCCGTGGGATGGATGGCAAGCCCTGCAGGTTGAGGTGTACTTAAATCCGACTTCCCCTAAAGAGGAAGGCCCAGCTCTTTTCAAGGTCAAGCTCGATGGCTCTGGGGTTACCGGATGGACGCTCTCTAATGGTGCTTACATCCACACCGCGGATGCTGCGGGAGATGTGTTTGCAGACCACAACCCCGGCATCCCCGGCAAGGCTCAGGTGTTCCGAGGTCAGGCCGAAGGTGTTTTTGTCGCTCAGACAGGCACAGGTGACTTCTTCGCCAGCGACAAACTCCTTGTACGGAAATTCGACAGAGACACTCTTACAACAGGTTACGACCTGCAACTCGGAGCTGGCGACCAAGCAAGCGTAGAGATCCAGACAACCCAGGATGGAGTCCTAAAGCTGGATGACTACGCATCAGCGATCGAGTCCCTCCCCTACAGGGTGGAATTTGATCAAACGACATTGACGCACAGGTTTGAGTCGGGACATTCCTACTCTGCGCCGATGACATCTAAGGCGAGGCGCCGCTGGGTTTTTTCTGGTGTGCCTGTAGATTCGTCTACGAAAGACGCCTTGGTGGATCTTTGGGAAGCAACTCGCGGCCCAATGTTTCCGTTCAACTTCACGCCGAAGGAGTTCGGCTCAGACTGGAATTACACCGCGACCGACCCCGGCATGACCAGCGCGCTCACACTAGGACAGACCTCTGCAAAGGCTAGATTCAAGGCAGACTCATTCAATGTGTCTCAAGTCGGTGCGGGGACATACTTTGTAGACTTCGCTCTTGAGGAGGTGTTCTAGATGGCTCGTCCTCTGAGCTCCGCAGCGCGATCACACAAGGATAGCCTTGCGTCTGCATCCCCTTGGGTCTGGCTGTACGAGATCGAAGTTCCGACATCGACGCCCACTCGGTATCGCTTGGCAAGGCACAACCAGGCGATCACATTCAACGGCAACGAATATGTTCCGTTTCCTGTCGCTCACGCCTCGACCACTGAGAACACAAAGGGCGACTTGCCCACTGTGACGATGACCATCTCGAACATTGGCCGAGAGGTGACTTCAAACCTAGAAAGCTATAACGGTCTGATTGGTCAACCCGTCAGGATCATGCTGGTCTCGCTTGAGGATTTGGATAGCTCATCTCCTGTGATGCAGGAGGAGTACGAGATCCTCTCAGTATCAGCTCGCGACGATCATGTATCCGCGTCTCTCGGAACTTACAACGCTTTGAGGGCGACCTTCCCCGCTCAAAGAGCGATCAGAGACCACTGCCGTCATGTCTATCGATCTGCAGAGTGTGGCTACAGCGTGTCATCAGGTGACGCGCAGTATCTGAGCTCCTGCGATAAGTCATTTGACGGAGTCAACGGATGCGTAGCTCACGGTACGAGCGAGAAGAACTCCGCAGAAGCCGGTGGAGCTGCTGGTACTGATCCCGGCTTACATCCGCAGAGGTTCGGTGGATATCCGGGTATCCCGCGGCCTGGGGCGACTGGAGGAATCTGATGGTGTACTACTCAGACCTAATCGGCAGACCGTGGAAGTTGCACGGCAAAGACGAGGCCGGCATTGACTGCGCTGGTGTGTGTGAACTGATACTGGTGCGCTTAGGTCAGAATCCCCCTCGCATTGTAGATCTGCGTGAGGGAGATGCCTTTAGGCGCATTGTCGACTACTTCGACAAGTTCTCAGAGCACTTCAGCCTTCTGGGCCGCAACCATACATCAGCAGTTCAGGAAGGCGACTTGATCGTGTCTGACCCGGACGGTCAAGGAGTCAGCGCGCATATCTCTGTGCTCGTAGATTTGTCAACGAAACGCTGCGTGACATCGACCTTTGAGCATGGCGTGTTGGCTGTTCCCGCTCGAGCGATCAAGAATGTGATTGGCGTGTACCGATTGAAGGAGGACAGCGAGTGATTACTGTCCACAAGGTGCGCTCTCTATACGAGGGCCGCAAGTCGACCCAGAGCTCAATACAGTGGGCTCCGGGGGTTTGCCCTAGGTCTTGCGCGCCAGAGGGCATTGAGCTTGACTCTGCCGTTATTTGGCGAAATGGCGACCGGCTCAATCCTGAGCAGTACGACGATCAACTGAACAACGGGGATCACCTCCACTACACAACGATTCCGAAGGGGCTCGCTGCTCTGCTATTCGGAGCACAGGGGTGGACGGCATTCTTTATTGATCTTGCGATCATGGCAGTGACTTCATGGGTAATGAAGGAACTGATGCTTGATCAGATGAAGCAGGAGGCTGATCCTTCTGGTTCTTCGACATACGGATTCGCTGGAGTTCGCAACCCAAGGAGCAGCGGCGAGGCCCTGCCAGTGGTCTACGGCGAGCACATGGTCGCCGGCCTGGTCATCAACACTTCCGTAGAGATGGCATTAGGCAGCTTTGATGAGCAGCAATTAACCACTCTCTACGCGATGTCTGAAGGCCCCATCGAAGGGTACGGAGAGATCACCGGACCTTACTCGACCGACTTGGAGTTCAGGGATGCAGCGGTCGCGGCTCTGGGGAGCGCGATACCGATCGTCTTCGGATCAAATCTCTACAGGAATCCTGTACTTGACTCCGCGGGGGTTCAAATCAATGGGCAAAACGCATCCAACTTTTCTCTTGTTGGAATGCAAGGAAGAACGGGTGAGCTCAATCAGGAGTACATCCTAGGATTTGGGGACGCAAGGCAGTCAGCTCAACTTGACTCAAGAGTCCAGGCGGTTACTGGGATCACCGAGACTGACTCAGGGTATGCCGCTGGCACTTATTCGTCTAAGCCTGATCTTTCGCCGGCAGGTACAGACCCCGATCCGGTCACGCACGAAACGACGATCAAAGCTGACAGGGCGATTATCAGGGTCAACTTCCCGCGTGGGCTGTACAAGAACACAAACGGTGACATGGAGGGGTCGACCGCAAAGTTCAGAATCTTGTTTTATCAAACAGACGGTTCAGGGACAGCGACTTCTAAGTTTGCACTTTTGCCCGAGTACGAGATCTCTTCCTCTAGGGCAGGTCAGCTTTCCGCTGACATAGGAGTCGACCTAGTTGACCCAGACACCTATGAGTTCAGCTCTGGAAACGCCGACTACATGATTGGTGGAACAGGTGCTGCAGGTAGAAATTCAGACGAGCACACTGCCCTGACTCCGTGTCACCTGATGCTTCAAGTGGGCAAGTCGAGCTCTACATGGGCCGCGGTGTCTGCCAACAGCGGGACTGCAAACGACCTAACCAGCAACTTTACGATGTACTACGATGTCCCTGCGGATGTAGTACCGAATCAAAGCAGGTATGACCAGAACTGGACATTTAGCACATGGGCCAAGCCTCGTTTCAACCGTACAGACACCTACAGTACGACCAACTTTATCGGGGGTGATTTTGCTCACATCTTCTTTAACGGGCAGAACGGAACGACCACTACGACCGCGGATATATACCCGCTAAAGCACAACGAACCGTCTACCTCGTCTGATACAGCAAACATTGGATGGGAAAACGCACAGGCACAAGATGGAGCTCTTGCGTTTTCGTTCTGGTGCGCGAGCAACAACGATGTGCGGTTGGTGTTTACCCATGTCGCTGGTCGATCAGACGAAGTATCAGGGGGCACAGAATACGATAGATACTATGTATCGGATGTGATTGGTACTAAGGCCGAGATGGAGGGCAAGTGGTCTCATGTGGCAATCCAGATAAGAAACTATGACCTAGCAGGTGTCGGTAACCTTGCGGTCATCATGTATGCGGACGGGGAGAAGGTTCACGAACAGACTTATGACTGCGAGACAGGAGATAACACAAGGCGTCTAGTCAACTTTTACCACGATGGCAACAACGCGGTAAACTACGCCAACTTCCTGCGCTTTGGTCATTGCCATATGCCTTTCGGGTACGGGTCTTCTGGGTCAACCTCTGGCATGACCAATGACAACCAACACGCTGCTGTCCGAAGTTACTGCAAGCTTTACAACATAGCCTTTTTCGAGCACCAGATCTCTGATGGCTATGGGTTCGGCCTCAACAATGTCGGGATACTAGACCTTGCGGCATCTGACGGACTGGGCAAGGCGACCTATGAGTTTACAGGGAATGAGAACTACCTGATCTCTCACTGGAAGGGCACGGTGTCTTCGGGGGCGTTTAAGGAGACCAAGAACGACACGGCAGATCGCAGGATTAAGTATCACCAGTCAGCTTCGGTCGCTGCTAACCCAACGGATCCTCCCGCGAATCCAGTGGTAACAGCCGGCGAGGCCGCGCGTACTTACTACAAGTTTGAGATCGCAAGATCGAACCCTGAGCTCGACGATTCTCAGGAAGAGGTCAACTACATGGAGATCTCTGAAATCGTCGAGATCCAAGATGAAGAGCTCGAGTATCCGCACACCGCGACGATGGCTCTTCTTGTGGGCGCAGACGAGCAGATCAACAACTCAGCTCCAAAGATTACAGCGACCGTCAAGGGGCGAACGGTGGTTCGTTGGACAGACAACGGAGGCGAGTTCGTTGCGGAAGAGCCAGCGTTCACATCAAATCCCGCGTGGATTGCCTTGGATGCTTTGACTAACGAGCGTTACGGAGTCGGCGCCGTCTTCGGCAGCACGATTGATGACATACCTGACAGGTTTGAGCTCGATCAATTCATAGCCTGGGCCGCGTACTGCGACGATGGTGTCGCAGACGGGTTCGGAAGCGTGACAGGTACATTTACCTCGTACAGTTCGTCGACTCTGGTCTTTCAGGTCGGTCTGATCAACTCATCTGACGGGTCCAGAACCGCGAACATTATCCCCCAGTCGTGGATCATTGGTCACACTCTGACGGTCACTGCTGCTACGGACGCCAACAACATCAGTTCCGGCCTTGGCGCGGATGCCTTCCTGACAATATCTGCCGTCGACTACGAGTGGCCTACATCAGGAGACTTCTCATATGTGGTCAAATACTCTTTGGCTTGGACTTCATCGTCTCAAACTCCTACAGGTGCTAACGCTGGCACTGTTACGGGATGGGAGAAGAGAGCTCGTTATGACGGGGTGCTCGGAGAGAAAGACAAGAAGGCGTGGGACGCGATTGTCGAGATCTTCCAAGCAGGTCGGGCTATGCCGATCAAGGTCGGACAGAAGATCGGTGTTCACTGGGATCGGGCGAGAAGCCCTGTGGCGATGTTCACGATGGCGAACATACTCGAGGGGTCGCTGAAGCTTCGATACATGGGGACCGCAAACAGCCCTAACTCGATCGAGGCAGACATCCTAGATCGCCAACAAAACTACGAGCGAGTCACGGTCCAGATTGATGACCCGGATATCTCTGATCCGACTGACCTGAAGCAGTACAAGAAGAAGCGTATGCAGATGCGCGGCGTGACCCGTCGATCACAAGCTATCAGGGACTCTCACTATCAGCTCCGGGTCGCTCAGAAGCTGACACGCTCCGTAGAGTTTGATACCGGCCTCGACTCGGTCGCGCTGCTACCTGGCGATGTGTTCATCCTCTCGCACGATGTGCCTGACTACGGCACATCAGGGCGCATACTTAAGAATGTAGAGCAGGGGAACTTCATCTATACCCCGAAGTCGTTCACCTCTACAGGTAATGTCGACACCGGATGGCTGTACACAAACACTAGCAAGGCAGACGCTACTGGGACATCTCTCGTCTACGCCCCGTTCGGTGGATCTGAGGCCGCGAAGAAGTTCACCTCGTCTGCCGCAACCCCGTCCATTGTCACAACGACACGATGGAACATGGGCAACAGCGGAGAGACATATGTCGCGAGCTGCTATGTGAAGAACATCGACGCGACAGATACGCGGATCAAGATCTTCCCGCGCAGCAACACCTCTGAGACGAAAGAGCTCAGGGTGACATGGACGGGGACCGCGATCTCGGCGTTCACAGAGCATGGAGCTTCGACAGACGCAGAGGTCGGCTACGAAGCAGTAGACGCCGCAAATATGCTGTGTGATGGCGAGCAGTTTGCCAGCAGGTACACGGGTACATCTGACCTAACAAAAGGTGACTGGTTCTATAACAACCTGACCTTCGTTGAGGACGGTCAGGCTGGACCTCTCGGGTATGGGTACGCATTGCGTTGCAGCAAGCCTGACGGCAATAACGCTTATCTGATCTCTCAGATCTACGAGCAGAACCACAGCACTGCGGGTCCGCTAGTAAACGGCAAGACATACACAGCATCATGCTATGTAAAGAACTACGACGCAGCGCAGACTTCTCTGAACATTTGGGATGTAGAGGGTAGTAGCGACAACAACCAGTCAATCACGATTAGCTGGGCAAGTGATGGCACAGCCACAAAGGTGAGCGGCGCAGGTACGGTAGCAAGCGTTGGCAAGGGTTGGTACAGGATCCAAGCCCCGATCACAATCGACAATACGGAAGGAAACGAGTACAGGTTTGAGATCAAGCCAGCAGGAGGCAGCGGCTCATCTGCTACCGCTGGAGGAACATATGTATGGGGCGCCATGCTCAACGAAGGCTCGAGCGCAGCGACCTACTCCAACCTCCACGGGCACACCGATGGTTGGTACAGGATCTGGGCCTCCATGAAGAGCCCGAACGCAAGCGAGGCCGCTCAGATCTACATTTGCCCTGCAGCAAACAACTCTGGGAACGCATACATCTGGGGTCCGTCGATCACGCTGTCGAGAGACAACTCGCCATTAGCGCACTCTCATATGCAGACAGTGGTGTTTGACCGTGATGTGACGCTGACTGCTGGCTCAACATATGAGGTCTCGGCCCGGATTGCCGGACAAGAAGGAGCTGCTACAGGAGCTGATCTGATCGAGTACGCGATGATCGATCGCATGGAAGTCCCGCAGTGGGGGCAGAGGATCGTGTATGCCGGGACTCCGGTGAGAACAGCAAGCTACGCTGGAGACGGAGAGACCGATGGTACAACGACTCACGGCAGGTTCTCTCAGTACCCCCTTGAGGGCGACCTTTACGCACTTGGCAAGCTCGCTAACTACACGCAGCAGTTTGCCGTCACTGAGATCCAGTCTGATCCGCAGACATTCATCCGTAAGGTCAAGGCGATCGAGTACGACTCGGATGTGTACTTAGACACCACACCAGGTGGAGCGATCAATGCATCGTTCACTCCCGATGGTCCGGGCTCTGCAGATCGAGATAGTCAGGCGCCGCGGCAGGTTATCCGCGGCCTGGTAGCAAAGGAAGTCACTGCAAGGGACGCAAACGGTGTGGTCGTTCCAGCTATTGAGATCAACTGGTCATACAGTAGCCAGCAAAAGCACAAGACCACTGCCTTTGGGAAGAAGGCTTCCCACACAGTGGAGAGCACCTCGCCCAGCGTGTTTATTCAGGGAGCTCAGATCTTCCACAGGATGCTGCCGGCGGCGACGAGCTACACATCAAACTTCCCTGAGTTTAGCCCTAGATCTATTGGATCTGTCAGCGGCAAGCACTCAGTGTTCCGATTCGTCGCTTCAGGCTATGTCGGAGGACGAGTCCACAGGTTTTCTGTGTGCCCTCAGGGGCCGAATGGCATGAGAGTCAATCCTGCCAAGGCGCCTAGCATCTCTTTCGAGTTCGCCGGACTAGCAAAAAGGCCGGCAGCTCCAACTCTGAGCTCTCCGGGCATTAGAGGTGAAGAGGGCGTCCTGTACGGATCAAATGCGGACGCCCAGCCGGTCGAGGCCATCGAGTGGAAGGTCGGTGGATGGATACTCGGTCAAAGCATCGCAGAGATGGACGGCAGCGCAAAAGAGGTCAACACGCCATCGATCTATCGCCTGAGTGGGTACTACCCAGACATCTTTGCGCGAGCTCGACTTAGCAATGGTCAATATGGGATCGCATCGAGCACCAAGTATGACACTGACATCGACTCGGGCACTGACCTTGCTGTTGCTGGTCCATACTTCGTCAAGCGCAACTATGAGAGCAACTGGGCTTCATACGGAACCCTGTCTGTCCTTGAAGCAGACTCCGCTGGTTATCTGAGGTTTCCCACAAGCGGCTCGGACACCACTGGTACATACATCACAGGCACATTCGACATGGGGGAGGCTCGTCGGATGCACTGTCGGGCCGCGGCAACCGCTCACCAGAGAGCTGCAGCAACTGTGGATGACATGGACTTCACGGTCGATGGACCGGAGGCGCAGAGGTGGACCGCCGAAGGACCGACGATTGTCAGGTCAGGAGAAACCGCGAACTGCACCATCAAGGTTGAGTGGTCTCACTCAGCGACTGCAAGCCCAGGCACTGATTATCGTCCGTTCAAGCCGGGAATGGTCTACTTCAGAACCGCTGCCTTTAGGATCACAGTGACTCGCCCCTCAAACGCGGCGACTCTAAGAATCGAAAAATTCGGTGTGTTTACGAAGCTCCCAGCAGACTGGGAGTCGGTCACATCAGTCGACGGAGGGACATTCTAATGCGCTATATGCCGCTGCTACTGCTACTGGCTTCATGCCAGACATGGGGCTGGTCAGAGACTGCCGATGTGCTTTTGCCCGATGAGTTCCAGATTGGCGAAGGCTCGTCATCTCTGAACACTGTGGGAGGGTACACCGGACACAGCAATATGTACGAATATATGGGCGAGGGGGAGTCGACATACGCGGCCCTCACCTGGCATCTGCCGCAGGTCAAGAGCGAGAACGGTATGAGCCGCGAGACTCAAAGAAACCTAGCTCTTCTCGTAGACCATATGGCTGAAGAGGAGGGTCTTGTTGCTGCAGATCCCATTGAGGCTGAAGCCCCTGAAGAGGTCTCTGCTGGTCCCTTGAAGCTTAACCTTAGAGAGGGTGTTGCGCTTCCCCCCAAGGAGGTCGGTTACGGCTTGCTCGCTGTCTTGCTTATCGGTGTTGTCTTTGTTCGTCTCAAGCAACGATCCTCGAGGCGACAATGGTAATAGCCATCCTCAAATCCGTCACCGCAGCGTTAGCAGTTCTGTGCTGCTGCTCTTGTGTTTCTCAAGCACCCTATAAATCATCAATACATTCGATAGAGACCACACTCTGTGCAGGTTTGATTTGTTCAATCTGCGCTAACACCTCGGAGCTCCCCCATGACTAAATCTGATTCGCCTCCTAGAGACTCATCAAGAGATTCCGCGCAGGAGCTGGCAATGCTCAAGCGCATTGAGGCCGAACTCACGGTTGAGAAGATTCGAGCGCAGAAGACTGCGTCCGAACTCGCTGCCGAGCACCTTGGAATTTATGGAGGTGGATACCTCTGCTTGATGGTCCTCACATTTTTCGGGGCGTGTTTATTTTTGCCCGAATCCACAATTTCGGTCGTAGCCGGCTTAACAACGCTCATCGTCACTAGCATGGTGCAGTTGCTCCGGTCTGTGGTTGGCGACCCCGGTCTCGAAAAACAAAAGGATGACAAGTGAAGCGACCGAAGAAGACACCGTTCAGATATTCCGACTGCAAGGTAGACCGCATACTCGACGGTGATACTGCCGACCTGTGGATCAACCTAGGCTTTAGCACCTTCGTCAAGAAGCGTGTTCGCTTCTACGGCATCAACTGCCCGGAGACACGCACTAGAGACAAGGCCGAGAAGGTGCTTGGCCTAGCCTGTAAGGAGCGCCTCAAGGAACTCTTGAAGGACGGAGTGTGCGACCTCGACAGTCTAGAGTTGGGCAAGTACGGGCGAGTCCTTGGCATCCTTTGGGTGGGCTCTAAGAACATCAACAAAGAGATCCTCAAGATGGAAGGGGTGACGGAATACTACGGAGGCAAGCGATGAGGATGGGGCCGATAGTCAGCTTTCTGTTTAAGGACAGATTCAATATGCGCGGATGGACGATCTTCCCTAGCCGGATGTCTCTGGCAGAGCTGGGGTTCATCATCCTCTGCATCTACGAATTGACCCGTCTATTCCTGTGGCTCAATGAGTAACATCAAGTTCAAGCGCGGCACAGACGCCGATCGTAGATCTGAGAGTGTCACTCAGGGGGAACCTCTGTACACCACAGATGACAAGACGCTGTGGATCGGAGATGGCAGTACGACGGGAGGTCTTCCGGCCTGTAAGCCCCCGGTGTGCGCGACCTTCTACAACACCCTAGAACAAAATGTGAACTCGTCGCTGACTGACAATAAGCTCGAGTGGAATCTAGCTTCTCCGTCTATCGGCGTTTTGAACGCGACCTCTGGAACCACAGAAGATCTGAGACACTCGAACTCTACAGACAAAGAGCGTTTCACAATAGTAACGCCGGGGACATATCTCATATCTTGCTCGGTCGCGCTCGACGCGACGGGGAGTACGCCCACGCGGTATAACGGCAAGCTCCGCATAATCATCAATGATGACTCGGGCTCTGGAACTGAGATCGGTCCTTCTGGTCAGGGGGGATATCTAAGAGAGAGCTCGGGCCAGGATGAGACTTCGCTAGAGGTTGTCATGTTTGCCTACACATTCGCTGCTAACGATTACTTCTGGGCCAAGATCGACCGTGAATCAACAACATCAGCAGCGGTCGACACAGTCGCTCGAGCTTCCACCCTTTTTATTATGAGAGTCGCATGACCAAGCACACCAAGATCGAGGCTACCGACAGCGTTACGGATGCCTTGATGACTACAACAAACGAGAACTTCAGAACCAGCAAGTTTCTCAACTCTGCAGCAAAGACCGCGGACTTCACTGTCTGGGCCGATGATGACAACTCCGTCAACCCATCGATCGAGCCGGATGTCTACTTCATCGACTGCACGGGAGGCAATGTCACCGCAACGCTGCCAGTCGCAGCAGATACTGACGCTGCAGCGGGTCGCCCCGTGACATTCTTCAGGATAGACGGATCGGGCAACTCGGTCACCATCGACGCGAATGGCTCGGAGACAATCAACGGAGCTGCCAACTTCACGCTCGCGCAGTACGCCTCTGTGACCTGCATTGCTAGGACGAGCTCAGACTGGGCGAAGATTACGAGCTGATATGTCTGAGAACGATGACTCAACTGTACGCAAGATCGACTCTCTTGCAGACACCGTGGAAGAGATACGCTCAAGAGTCGAGCGTATTGATGACTCGCTGCGCGGCAATGGTCGACGCGGTCTCTACACAGAGGTTGCCTTGATCGACGAGAGAGTCCGTTCTGTAGAATCCTTTCGGCGTGAGGCCGAAGGGTTAAGGAGATGGTTCGTGCTAGGAATCCTGGGCCTCTTTGGCTCGATAGCGTGGAACATCGCAGAGACCTACATCAGGAGCACCTGATGTTTCATCCGTCCCTGAGGTAGACCTCAGACGGTCAACCCCAACCCTTTTTCCCATGAAAGAACCCCTTTCTCTCGGTCCCGTTTCCACGGGGTCACTATTGTCCTCCTCGGAGGGTCTTGGATACAGCGGACTTTTGGCACTATGCACCAGTACGATTAGCTCCGGCGACCCTGAGCTCTCGAAGTGGGCTTTTCTTGCCTTAGGCATTGCGACTGGTTGCTACGCGATCAGTCGAGGGCTTGCGAAGAAGAATGCGTAGTGTCCTTCTCTCAGCTCTCCTGTGTTTCGGCCTGACCGGCTGTTCAGCGATGGACGCGGCCCTCGATTATCCGATGTCGTTCTTTGAGGAGGACGAAGAGACGGGTGAGATGGTCGAAGTCACCACAACTGTCGGAGATGCGCTCGCTTCAAACGCGGACGGGATCTCCGGCGTGATTGGCAATGCGGTCGGAGGCGTGAATCCGTTATTGGGGTTGCTCGCCGCTGGCGGCGCCGGCGCATTGCTCTCTGGAGCTCGCCGCAAAAAGAAAGCTGCTGTTGAAGCAGATGAGGCCGAACCCGCTAAGGGTAAGTCCAAGAAAGCGTAGTGGGCCGCGCGCGTCTGGCTCCGGGCCTCCCCGTGACATCCCCTCCGTGTCACGCGGGAGGCCCCTTTATAACTCCGTGGACTCTGTGTGAGTGTTGCGAAGACTTCTGGTGCAACATCCACAATGCCCACGCATATGACTGCTCATGCCCTTCCATAGAGGTGTGGTGCGACAATGGCACAAGCCCATACGAGCCACAAGAGATCAGCATAAAAATGACCGCTGCCGATCAGGAGAAGTTCGACAGCGGTCAAGTGGGTACATCCAGTAGCTAGAAGTCTCTAACATCCCTAGCTACTCAGAAGCTATCAATCGTCCGGGACTCGAACAACAAGTTCCTCCATCTCTCTCAGATCCTCTTTGTCGTGCAGCTTGTTCCAGCACTGCTGACAGTGGAAGTCCTGAGACTCTGTGCAATAGATAGTCGCGGTGTTGGAGCACGGGACACTCTCTAACTTCGTTCTGCCCCACTGGTCTAGTTCACCATCCTTCCAGACAAGGTGACCGCTGCAGGTCTTCTCCTTTCTGCAGAACTCGCAGTCAGAGAATGTGGGGTAGTAGTTGTCCTTGAGGAGGTACGACTTGACGGGGACTCCGCACCCATCGCAGTCGACTTCACAGGGGTCGCCTTGCATCACTTGAACCTCCTGTAGAACTTCTTCACATTGGGGATCCAGTGCTTGTTCAGGCCGTTCTTATCCCGCGGATCGTCAAGGGGGCAAAATCGCGCTCCAAGATCCACGATGAAGGCGTCCATGTCCTTGGGGTCGCCTCCCTTCTTGATGTAGCGGTCCCAGTGGTTTCTGACAGTGCAAACCGCCCAACCCGCCTGAGATCGATAATTTGCCTTCACGCGCGGGTGCAGTATCCCGAACTCGCGGCCCGGACCACCGTTCTCGGCGTAGCGGATCGCAGCGACGATCGGCTTCAGGAATGACTTGTCGGACGGCAGGTTGACCTGTATCGCGTCCTCGAACTGGGCGACCAGAGCTCCATCCTTGGCCTTGATCGCTTCATGCGCGGCGTCTGAGGGCGCGAGAAGGGACGCTGCTAAAATTAGGGTGATCATGCTGTTCTCCTGTTTGCTGGGGCTGATTGTTCCTTTTCAAGTTGGACGCAAAGGCGCGCCCACTCCTTGTTCCAATGCTTCATCGTCTCGCCCAACTCTTTAACTTGAGGCTCGGGAAGAGTCTCAGGGCGAGTTGGCATCCCGGTCTCTTTGTCAAACCCGCAGTGAAGATCGACAAACTCTCTCCACTCCTTGACCGCTTGCTTTCGAGCAGAGTCAGCTTCGTCGAGCCGACGCTCTAGATCTGTACGCCTCACGCCAGACCTCCCCTAAAGGGGAATAATCCGTCAACAAGCTTTTCGCGGTGCTTCGATTCAGGCATCAAGCAGAACTCCGCGTGATGCTTGTCGCAGAGGCCGACAATCTTGTCTTTGTTCGCCGGAGATGCTCCGGGCCTGTAGACGATGCAGGAAGCCTTTCGGCACTTCGAGACGGAGCACCTGTCGATGTCAGCTCTTTCATGTAGTTGCGTGATATTCATACCCTCATATACGGAATGTTCCCGTACAAAGTGAACCCCTTGGCAGACCCAAATATGGGCATTCATCTAACCTCTTGGAGGACCGTGCATTATGTACACCAAGAACGGGAATCGCCCTTCTTGGCCCCTCTGCACTTGACCAGGCACTCGAAAGGCTGGGCCCAGGACGATACAACAAAGGCATGAGTGACAAAAAAGACACTCCCAGAGCTGGACGCCCGGTCAACACTGCGGGGCTTGAAGCTTGGGAAGGAGGAGCACTGAGGCTTCGTCGACAGATGAAGGGCTTTACTGCCTCCGGCCTTGCAAGGGAGCTCAAGATTACACATCCGACCATTCTGCGTTGGGAGAAGGGTGAGAACCGCCCGGACGCAGACACCGTTGTCATCCTTGCTGAGATGCTCGACTGTGCCCCTGACGATTTTAGCAGACCCCCCCAACTCCTGTAGACCTCACTCTCGAATGACCGTCCCCACTGCCCCTTCGCTCTGGCGCCATCAGAGCGAGGCGATCGACTTCGTACTCGATCGTCCCTCCACCCTGCTCCACATGGGCATGGGCACGGGTAAGTCTAGATGCGCGATCGAGGTCGCAGAGCGAATGGAGGTGCGTCGAATGCTCATCCTGTGTCCACTTTCCGTTGTGGACGCATGGGAGAAGCAATTTACGCAATTCGCTCGCAGGGGTTGGGAGGTCTGCCTTTTGAACAAAGGCTCCGTTGCGAAGAAGCAGAAGCTTGCATACGAAGCGATGGAGCGAGCCAGAGCGATGGGATGCCCTGTGGTCATCGTCATCAACTACGAGTCGGCCCGTCTCTCCCCATTCAATATGCTCGCAGAGGCAGGGCAGTTTGACCTCCTCATCATGGACGAGTCCCACAGGCTCAAGTCGCCCCGCGGCAAGACCGCAAAGTGGGTCGCCAAGCTTGCGAACAAGATCCCTAAGAGGGTCGCGCTTACAGGCACCCCGATGCCTCACTCGCCGCTGGACTGCTTTCAGCAGACGCTGTGCCTCGGCGCATCTCATGTGTTCGGTCGTAGCTTTGTCCAGTTCCGGCGTAGATACTCGATCATGGGAGGCTTTCAGGGCAAAGAGGTAAAGGGCTTCCAGAACATTGATGACCTCCGCGCTCGCCTCTCCAAAGTCACCTATCAGGCAGACAGGACCGTCCTTGAGCTCCCGCCGGCCTTGTTTGAGAAGAGGATGGTTGAACTCTCCCCTGCAGCTCGCCGCGCTTACAAGCAAATGGAGGAGACGCTTAGGGCCGACATCGGCTCAGGCGAGGTCACCGCTTCCAATGGTCTGACGAGATTACTTCGCCTTCAGCAGTTGACCTCTGGGCAGGTGACGATTGACGCGGACCCCCCGTATCAGGAGCGAGTCGATGACTCCAAGGTCAAGGCTCTGGCAGACCTGATGATCGACCTCCCGCCGGATGAGCCCATCTGCGTGTTTGGTCAGTTCAGGGGGGACATGGAGACGGTCCACCTCGCTGCCAAGAAAGCGGGGCGTGAATCGCTTGAGCTTTCAGGCCCCAGAAAGGAGCTGAAGGAATGGCAAGAGGGCCAAGCGACTGTGCTTGCTGTACAGATACAGGCCGGAGGAGTCGGAGTAGACTTGACCAGAGCGCGAGTTGTGGCATTCCTAAGTACCGGCTTTTCTTTGGGCGACTATCTACAAGCTCTCGCTCGAAACCACAGACCAGGTCAGGACCGCACAGTCCTGTACTACCACTTCCTTGCGAAGGACACGGTCGACCTTGCGGTCTATCACGCTCTTCGTAAGCGCGAGAATGTCATCGAAGGCGTACTCGCAGACCTCAACAACTCACAAAAAAAGGAGACCGTCTAATGGACATGGATAGAGCCCGGAGCATGGCTCGGCTGATCAAGCGGAAGCGCGAGTTAGAGCAGGAAAGGAGAGAGGTGATGGACGAGATCGCGAAGATCGAGATGCCATTGCTAGAGGAGATGCAGATGTCC